ACTATATTTGGTATAGAATACCCATGTAAAAAAATATAAAAAAGATATAGTATTGACTATACTTATAGAAGTGCGTCCACAAGACGGGAGCTGCCGAGGCGGTTCCCGTTTTTGCGTTGTCAGGAGGTGATGGTATGGCGAAGGTCTTTCTTAGAGACGAGAATGGGAAGCTCATGGCGTCGAAGTCGGAGCATTACGAGACGGGAAAACAGGATCTGGACGCCAAGAAGGCAACCCGAAAGGCGCTCCGGATGGCCAAGCTCAAGACTCCGATGGCGATGAGGACGTTGCTGGTGCTCATGGCTGACGATGCCGTTCCTGCCAAGGAGCGGATACACGCCGCCGAGGCCGTCCTGGACCGTGGATTGGGCAAGGCGGCCATCACGACGATCAATATCGACGCCGGAACGGACGATGACAACCGTCAGATGGCCTCCAGTCTGGCCCGAGATGTGCTTCGGCAGATGACACTAGGCGGAGGAGACGACGATGCGGCGTGAGCTACGTTGAGGACTATCTTGAGGAAGCTCTGGAGGATTGTCACAAGGCGCTTGAGAAGCCTCTCCTTGGCGTCGCTGCTGTTTTCGTAGACCCCGCGGGGAAAATCGAGGTCTACGTCGGCGGGTTCGTTCTGACGATCCCCCTGACGGTGATGAAGGAGCTGCGGGAGGAGCTTCTCCGATGCCTGTAGATAGCCAAAACGAGGCCGTTCTGGCCCAGGCGAAGGATATCGCCCTCAAGCTCTACCGTTCTTCAACGTCTTTGGTTGATTTCCACAAGTGTTTCTTCGCCACGAAGGACGATGTGCCGTCGGCCTGGTTCCATCACGAGTGGAGCCGCATGCTCTTGACGGGGGAATCGAACGCAGCTGTCCAAGGTTTCCGCGAATGCGGCAAATCAAGTTACGTCATCCGCATGCATACCCTCCACCGCCTCGTCTACCCGACGGAAGAGTATGATTTCATCGTCTTCATCCTGGCCAACCAGCGTCTGGCTTCGGCCAAGCTGGAGGAGATCGCCAACGAATACCTCTCTCACCCCGATCTCTGCGGGAATCTGGTGAAGATTCTCAAGCAGAACGACCGGATCTTCCATGTTGTCGTCAGGGACGTGAACGGCGACGCCAGAGATGTCCGGATCGAGGCATACGGCAAGGGAGCCGCTCTGCGTGGGCTGGTCTACCGAGACAGGAGGCCAAAGCTGGTCGTAATCGACGACCCGCAGGACGACGAGGATGCCCACTCCGAGTCCGTTCTGGACAAGGATTGGGACTGGTTTCTATCTGACGTGAACTTCCTCGGCAAGAACACGAGGATCTTCATCATCGGCAACAACCTTGGCGAACGGTGTCTGATCGAGCGCATACACGCCCACTCCGAGGAGCTGGACTTCAAGGTCTGGCGCATTCCCAAGCTCAACGAGGAGGATGAGTCCAACTGGCCCCAGCGTTGGACGCCAGAGGAGATCTTCAAGGAGCGGGAGAATTTCTCCCGTATGGGCAAGCTTGACATCTGGTATCGCGAAATGATGTGCCAGCCCATCTCTCCGGCGACTCAGCGGTTCACCCGCGACATGTTCCGGTATTACGAACCCCACGAGATCGACCGTAGCCAGCTGGCCGTCTACACCACCGTCGATCTGGCCATCAGCCAGAAGGAATCGGCTGACTACACCTGCGTGATGACGATCGGCGTCAACAAGGAGAACCACTGGTTCCTCCTTGACTGCCAGTACGGCAGGTGGAATCCCACGGAGACGATGGGGATGATCTTCTCCGCCGTCTCCCGCTGGCGTCCCATCACCGTCGGGATCGAGACGGTGCAGTATCAGGCGGCACTGGTTCATTTCCTCGAGCGGGAGATGATCCGGCGGAACCAGACCTTCATGGTGACGCCCCTGAAGGCGTCGAAGAAGAAGGAACTGCGGATCGAGATGATGCAGCCCCGCTTTGCCACCGGTTCCGTTTGGTTCCCCGAGCATGGCCAGTTCGTGAGCGAGCTGGAGGCGGAGCTTCTCGCCTTCACCCTGGCGGGTACGAGGGGTGCCCACGACGACCTCATCGATGCCCTTGCCTACATGGAGCAGATCGCCCAGCCCCCGTCGGGCTGGTTCTGCATGGAAGAAGAGGAGGAGATCCCCCTTGCCGGAGCGATGTGAGCGCCAGAGGTGCCTTGTCTACTCAAGGGTCTGCGGATTCCTGACCCCCGTCGCCCAATGGAACGATGGGAAGAAGGAGGAATTCCGGGACCGGAGGGAGTATGAGTTGAAGTGAAGGTCAAGAAGGAACGGGAGGAAGCCCTTCTCGCAACCCTCCTTGCCGACATTCAGAACGCTGACGACTACTACGAGGAGGTCGTCGAGCCCGATCTGCTGCGGCGACGGCGGATCTACAAGGCTGACCGCGACTATTACCGCGAGAAATATCCCAAGCTCTCTGAGCGGAGCGATTGGGTTTGCTACGATGTCTGGTCCATGGTAGAACAGTATCTCCCCCCCGTCATGCAGGGGCTCTTCGGCGGGGACAACGTGGTCTCCATCGTGGGCCGCGGCATGGGAGATCAGGAGAAGGCCGACGTGATGAGCGAGCTTATCCAGTATCAGCTCATGAGAGAGAACAAGGGCTATCTCCTCTTCAAGGACGTGTTGACCGATGCCATCAGCCTCAATCTGGGGCTGATCAAGGCGTGGTGGTCTCGCGAGGAGGATCGCGAGGAGTTCGAGGAGGTCGTCCCCCTCGACGAGTTCTACCGCCTCTCCTCTTCCCCTGGCGTCCGCATCCTCAAGCAAGGGGAGCTGACGCCAATGGGCGTGCCCGTAAAGTGGGAGGAGATCCGCCGCAAGAGGAATGCCCCCACGATCGAGCGTGTCAAGCCCTCGGAGCTCCGTTTCAACAAGGAAGCCCGCTCCCTCGATGACGCCGATTTCGTCGCCCACCGCCGTCGCGTGTCGGTTGACTACCTGCGCCGCCGGGCCAAGAGCGGAACCTATGACGCCAAGAAGACCGAGGAGGCCATCGAGTCCTCGCGGGAGACGGAATTCACGACCTACGAGCTGACGGAGAATCCCCAGCTCCAGGACGAGAGCTTTCAGGGGGACGATCCGAGGCGGAAGGTCGTCATCTACGAGTGCTATCTCAAGTTCGACCTTGATGGCGACGGGCTCCTCGAAGACGTGATCGCCACGGTCTGCAACGGGCAGTTGCTTCGTGTGGTTGAGAACCCCTACGAGAGGCATCTCTTCTTCGCCTTCATGCCCGTCCGTGATCCCGACAAGGTCTGGAGCAACGTCGGTTTCGCCGATATCTCCGGTGAGATTCAGGACGTGAACGTGGCCATCATCCGCCAGCTTCTGGTGAACGTCTCCCTCAACAACAACCCCGTCAACTTCATCGACGAGACGCGAGTGAACATGCGCGATCTCCTCGGCGCGAAGGCTTTTGTCCGCGTTCAGGGCAAGCCCGGCGAGGCCGTCCAGCCCCAGTCGATCCAGCCCATCGCGGCCTGGACGATGCCGATCCTGGAGCTCCTTGAGACGAAGCACGAGAAGTGGACGGGGCGTACCCGCTACGATCAGGGGATCGCCCAGGGGACGAGCCTGAACAAGACCGCAACGGGTGTCTCCCTGATGATGGGGGCGGCGAACCAGCGGGTTCAGGACATGATCCGCACCTTCGCCGAGACGACCGTCGTCGAGCTCATGCGCTTCCTTGTGAAGCTGAACCAGACCTACGTCGATCAGCCCATGGTCTTCCGCCTGACGGACCGGGTTCTCTCCATCGCCCCTGACGACGTGGACGGCGATCTCGATCTCGAGGTCAACGTCTCCGTGGGAATGGGCTCCAAGCAGGAGACGATCCAGAACCTCCAGTTCTACCTCGCCAGCCTCCACCCCTCGGGGATGCAGCTGGGAGCCTGTTCTCCAGTGAACTGGATTCACGCGGCCAAGAAGCTGATGAACGAGGCGGGGATCAAGGATACGGAGCCGTACTTCTCCGATCCCCAGATGATGCCGATGGGGGGGGTGCACCCTGGAGCGGGACCGGGACAGCCTCCTACAGGAGGTGGAGCGGGCCAGACTGGCCCAGATCTGTCGGGACTTCCTCCGGCCGTGGCTGGAAAGATCGCGGGAGGAAATATACCGGGAGCTGGAAGCGGAGGATCTCGAACAGGAACGCCTGATTGAGCTCCGACACAGATTGCGAAGCATGGCCAGCTTCGGGCGGTGGCTCGAAGGGAAGATCGTCGATGGAGAGTTTGCCCGAGAGGAACTCGAGCGTCTTTAGGCGGCTGCGGGAGTTGACGGCCGAGCATCGCGAGGGGATGAACCCTCACGACAAGCTTCGGTTCGATCACCTCCTGGCGTCCGTCTCGGAGCACTTTGACCTGCGGGGCAAGGCTAAGGCCACCCCGAGAAGGAGGAACGTCAATGAATCTCGAACAGGGCAATCCCGCCGTGGAACCCGTTCAGCCCGAACAGAACCAGAATCCTGAGTTTGCCCTTGATGCGGACCGCGAGGTCGTCCTCAACCCGGAAGGGAAGGAACCCGAGGCACCGCAGGAGGAGACGGTTCAGCCTTATACGGCGGAGGAGATCCGGCAGCAGGGCATCGACAAGCTCGACCCGAATCGGATTCCCCCTGAACTAGTCCCCTTCTACAAGAGCATGCAGGCCGATTACGTCCGCAAGACCCAGGCCGTGGCCGAGCAGCGTCGCCAGATCGAGGCGTTCATTCAGCAGCAGCAGGCTCAGCAGAGCCAGCCTGAGGCCGCCCCCGAGAAACAGAGCGATGTCCTCTACGAGGCCAGCCGCATCCGCGCCTGTCAGATGATGGGCATCTCGCCGGAGCAGTTCGACGAGTACGACGGGCGGCACATCACCTACCTGACGGCTGCGACGAACGACGTGATCCGCATGGCTCAGGAGCGGCAGAATCAGTTGGCTGATAGCCAGAGGCGGGAGTACGAGTTCAATGCTCTGATGCAGCACTACGAGCAGACGGAGCCGAACTTCGAGAAAATCTCCCAGTGGGCATATCAGCACGTCGAGAATCTCCCCTACCGGGAATACCAGCGGTTCATGGGCGTCTTGGGCCGGGGCAGCATCGAGGACATCCACCGGGAGATTGAATCTCTCCGGAACAAGTACTACTCCCAGCAGCGCCAGACGGCCAACCCTCCCGACGTGGAGGGAGCCGGAGGCGGCGACGACCGGGAGGGTCCGAAGAGGATGGCCGTGAGCAGCTTCGCCAAGATGACCCCTGATGAACAGGCTCGTTTCCTGCGGGAGAACGGCTATGTCTAGGAGGTCAACTCTATGGGAAAGAACACGTATGTCGCCGTCGGCAACAAGGAAGATATCAGCGATCTGATCCAGAACATCGCCCCTGAGGATACGCCCCTCTACAGTACTCTCGGCAAGGGACCGAGCGCCACGGCCACCTACCATGAGTGGCTCGAGGACGACCTGGGCGATCCTGCCGACAACGCGAAGAAGGAAGGCTTCACCTACACCGTCGATGATCCGACGACCCGCACCCGCCTCGGCAACTACACGCAGATCATGAGCCGCGGCTATGGTGTGACCGACACCCAGGAGGTCGTTCAGAAGCACGGGCTCACGTCTGAGATCTCCTATCAGATGACGAAGGCCATGAAGGAGCTCGCCTTCGACGTTGAGAAGGCGCTCATCGAGCAGGACGCCAAGGTGGCCGGGGACGCCGATACGGCGCGCCGTTTTGGTGCTCTTCCCTACTGGATTCAGACCAACGTCCTTCACGGGGTGGACACCGGCGGTGGAGTCTACACCGACCGTGCCTTCACGGAGGAGCTCGTCAACGATGCTCTCGAGGCTGCCTGGAGCGAGGGAGGCAAGCCCTCGATCATCATGATGAGCGGGAAGAACAAGCGCCGCGCCAGCAAGTGGACCAATGGCAGCACGAAGAACATGGACGCCACGGAGACGAAGCTCCAGTCCCGCATCGACGTCTATGAGTCCGACTTCGGCATGGTCAAGCTGATGATGAATCGCTGGATGCCCCATGACACGGCTTTTGTCATCGATCCCTCTCTCTGGAAGGTCTGCTTCCTCCGTCCCTTTGCGACGAAGGATCTGCCCAAGACGGGGGACACGATCAACAAGATCATTGTCGGGGAGCTCACCCTCGAGGCGCGGGCGCAGAACGCCAACGCCGTCATCCTCGACATCGATCCTGCCATCGACCCCGTCTAGGGGAAGTCTGACGGAAGGGCGGCTCCTCGCTGGGGCCGCTCTTCTTCTGTCTTGAGGTGATCACATGAAAGATTCCGGAAGGTACACCTATCAGAGGATCTACGACACGACCGCCTCGGAGTTGGCCAATGGCCGGGACCGACTACTCGGCAAGGGGTGGACGCCAGGAAAGACTCTCCGCCGCGTCGCCTCCATCCCCGTCGAGGATGTCATCCGTCTCGGCAAGGAAGGAAACCTCGATGCCGTCATGGCTATGAACGGTGATGACGGTGCCATGAGGCGTCTGATCCGTGCCCATCCCGAATGGCGGTGCAGCGAGGGTCGGGTATGATTCCCGTCAAGGACATTCTCATCGCCCTGCGCTACCGCATCGGCGATACGGAAAAGGCCGAATGGTCCGACGACGAACTTCTTCGTGTCATCGGCGAGGTAGCCCAAGCTCTTCGCTGGCGCATTCGCTGGCATTGGAATCTCGATGAAGATCCCGTCGACCTCTTCACCATTGTCGAAGGGGAGCTCGATCTGGCCCCCTCTCTCCAGAGCGCCTTCGTCGCCTGTCTCCTCTCCTACCTCGGCGGCGATCCCATGCGCCAGGCATTCGACGAGGTGGAGTTCGTCCGTGATTACACGACGTGGAAGAATCCCGATCTTGTTGCGGAGCTTCCGTGGTGAGGAGGTGAAACCATGAAGGCCAGCGACGCCATTGCCCACGCCCGAATCAGGCTCAATGACACCGACGAGGCCACCTACACTGATGCGGAGCTTCTCGAGTATCTCAACGAGGCGATCAACCGCACCTCGACAATGATGATCGCCGGTAAAGACCCGGCCATGATCGTCGAGGAAGACTTCTCTCCCGGCGACCCGGTGCCTGACACCTTCGCCTCCTTCATCGGTTCCTGCCCCCTTTACCGCCGAAACGGCCTCTTCGCCGCCCTCGACGGAGACGAGACGGGAACCTACACGCTCCGTTACTACGCGATGAAGCCGCGTCTCACTGGAGTCGACGACGATCTCCCCTTTGCCGATTGGGCATTCCCCTCTCTCGTCAACGACATGGTCTCCATCGCCCTGATCCGCACGGGCTTCTACAACGACGAAGAGAAGGCGCGAGCCGAAGCGAGCATCGGGACGAGTCTCGTTGTCCGACGCGGAGGCTCGATCTACGATGCAGGTGGGACGTCATGAGGCGTTCTCGTCGGCATCCCCTGGCGACCGATCTCCGCTATGCCCCGAGGGGGATGGACTGCTCCCTCGATCCCTACCGCCT